TCTGGAACTCATCTTCCATATGAGCAGATTCCAGAGTATCAATATATTCTCTAAATGGATTCACCCTTTACTCCATCTGGAACTGAATAGATCTTAACTGTATTATAAGGAATTGTCAAGGAATTCCTTTTAGAAAAAGTAAGAAAGAATCCACCATTACCAGCACCACATAATTTATGAGCTATAACACTATTATTATTTTCTAAAATCTCATCTATCCTTTTAATCTTTTTATTCTCAACAATAGAATGACTAGTCTTTTTCTTCTCTTCCCATCCTTGCTTTAGATAACCCAAGAAAGTATTATAGTCTTTCTCAAGAAGACTTTGATAAGCCAACTCTACTATATCTAAAACAGGTTTAACTTTCTCTAGGTTTTCTGTAATGTTTTTGAGGATCTTTTTGGAGTTTCTTGTGACGCCAGTAAAAACAAGATGAGCATCATAGTGATTAAATATATCAGTAGGAAGATACTCATACTTAATACGGTCACCGCCCATAAACTCAATCCTTTTAAAACCGCCCATACCGCAACCATATGGGTCTTGATAGCCACAATAGGGGTTATAAATGCGTTCCAATTTATATGCAAGTTTACAGGCATCATGCTCCTTGATAGGAATATTTAAAAATAAACAACAGGCTTTAATAAGACTAATAGTATAAGATGATGAAGATGCTAATCCACTTCCCTGTGAATATGCATCACTAGTAAGAGTTACTTGAACTGGTGGCATCTTAAAGTAATCTAATACAGTTCTTACCACCTCATTTTGTATGTCATCAATCTTTTTAACTTCTTCTCGACGAGAATAGTTAATAAGATATCTATGCTTCTCTTGATTAAATCCTATCTTATCCTGACTGATAGTCACATAGGTCTTAAGATCGCAAGTAAAACTAATAACAGATCCATAACCATACTTCTCTACAAAATACGGATTGTCTGTAGATCCACCAAACATGGATATTCTTAATGGACATGAGGCGTAAAACATTAATCTCCCTTCTCTATCCTATAACTATCGGTATCAAAATGCTGAGTTGAGAATTCAAACAACTCAGTATCTTTGAGTGCATACATTTGATGCCTTAATCCAGGAGTGACATGAAACTTATCGCCTTCCACTAAAAGTTTAGTCTGTCCTTTCTTCTTATCATCATCTTCGCCATAGGTAACTTCAATAGCACCTTTCCTCACATAGAAAACTTCATCCTTATTAACATGAAAATGCCAAGAACACTTTTTACCTTGTGCAATAAAAAGTATTTTACCACAGTAATCTGGACAATTAACAATCCACTTCTCATATCCCCATCCTTTAGGGACATACTTTATAGGATCAGCTGCGTGCATTGACACAGGTTTCGATGATTTTACTAGAGGAGAAGCTGCCGATTCTATCAAAGAATCTAACTTCTTTCGCAAACTGCCTCCCAACTCCATCGTCATTCCTCCAATCACCACCATCAATTAGAATATCTGGATTATATAACTCAATGAGATTTTCAAGTTCTTCTCGAGTATTAAACCCTAACACTACATCTATGTAGCGTATCGACTCCAGCATAGTTTTTCTAAACTGAAAATCATTAATAGGTCTACTATCTCCTTTATCCCTTTTAACCTTTTCATCGGAATCTAATCCAACAATTACCTGGTCTCCAAGAGATCTACAGATTTTAAAAAGTTCAATATGACCTGGATGAAGTAAATCAAAACATCCATTAGTCCATACTATCTTTGACATACTCCTTTACTGTTTTAAATTGATAGTCATCCCATTCTTCTTTAGCACAGGTATAACCCTGATACTTTCCTTTAAGATGTTCTGGAAAATTAATCTCCTCTACCTCCACATTATAACATGAAGATATAGATTCTGCCACGTCAAAGAAACTAATAGGTTTACTAGTTCCCAAATCATAAATTCCACTAGCCTTATTATTATTCAATACAATATCCACCACATCATCTACACAGATAAAATCTCTAAAGAAATTTTTAGATCCTTTAAATATTTCTACCTTCCCTTCTTCTTTGGCTTGATGAATAAACTTAGATACTGGTGAAGATTGATTCTCCTTTATCTTTTTCTCTTCATACTTACCATACACATTAAAATATCTAAACCCTTGAACAAAAGCAAACTCATCAATATGATCCTCTACCCAATAATCCATAGTAAGTTTGGATAAAGCATAATAATTAAGAGGATTATAAATCTCCTTTTGATTTCCATAAACAGAAGCTGAAGAAGCATACTTAATAGGAATCTTATGTTCAATTGCCTTCTCAAATAACCACTCGGTAAAATTAATATTAAAAGATTGAAGAGATCTAAGATTGGTACAAGTGGTAGAAGAAATAGCTCCCTGATGTAATATCAAGTATACATCATTCCAATCATTAAAATATTGAGTGAAGTGATGACTATTCCTTCTTTCAACTTCAATAACTTCTGTTCCTTCTGCTTTTATTTTCTCAAGGAAATTACGTCCTATAAATCCCTCATATCCTGTTAGAATTATCTTCTTCATAATTTAATCACACTAGTACCTTTCTTCCTACACACTTTAGATGCACATTTGTTAGCGAATTTTATCGCCTTTTTAATGTCATGACAATCGGTATACTCTACACCTAACGCAGCTAAGAATGTATCTCCTGCTCCACTAATATCCAAAGTATCTATTGGTTTAACTGGATAAACTTCTCCTTGATAGGAACATCCATCACTCCCCATAGTTTGTATTACCTTATCCTTTAGATAACTATTAATAAATTCTTTTGATCTTTCATATTCATAATTATTAATCTTAATAAACTTAGCACCTCTAGCCCATGTACCCAAAATCTTCTTAGTGTCTAAGAAAACTGTAGGATGGTGTTCACAAATAAACTCAATATCTTCTTCATGTAAGAACCCCTTATCATAATCCGAAATTAGAATAGTTTGATACGCAAAGGAAAGATCCTCAACACTATTAATCCTTTCAATAGTAGTTGAAGAATCTACTCTACAAAACATATGATTACTAGCTAAATCTACATATCTTGTCTTTGTTATCTTCTCACAATTGTCATTGGTATTAAAATCTACATTACCCGGAGATAAAGATTCAACATTACAATAAACATTGAATGCCATTCCTGGTGTTGTTTTAGTTCTAACCTCTTCCAAAATTGGAACAGGTTTATCTGGTGCTAATCTAGTTGCTTTACAATAGGTATAGACATCATAACATCCTTCCCCTATAACCAGAATTCTATTCAGTGATTCCATCTAATGTGAGTAATATCAGGACGATCAGTTTTATTGGGATAATCTAATCCCTTTACAGGAAATCTATCACAACATAAAGTAGGATGATCTACCAACCTTTGATTAACCATGCTAAGTTCAATCAATGGAGGTATCTCTTCACATCCCACATAATTGCAAGGAAGAGAATTGTTTATATGAACATGGAAAATATAATAATCTTCCTGAAGAGCTTGAAGCACCCAAGAGTATTGATCAAATAGCATATCATTAACTTTACTATACACATCCTTATGGAAGTTTGTAAAGTAAGGGGTATGAGCATCTTTATAATTCATAGGAATTACATGAAACTCACATAAGATTTGATCAAAGTCTTGAAGAACATGAGGTGGCATCTGTTCAAACACATCCCACTCACACCACTCTATGTCCATCTTAAGAGTCTTCCTCTCAGGATTACCGTACAGTTGAAGATGATTATGAAGAGTATCACAATCATGTGTCTTCACATGACTCAATCCCTCTTTAACAAAAGTAAACCTCTCATCCTCCTTTTCCGGACCATCAACTGTATGATCAAAAAGAACTGCATTACAACCATACCTATCACAGAAATCTGACTCAAAGGATGTGTTAGTTTCTACTCCATAAGAATAAAGTTTCTCAGTATAACGAGAAACTTCATCCAATACTACATAACCACCATCTCTTTTATCACCAACTCTTACCTTGGTGTATTCTGTGTCAAAGATTAAAAAATTATCTAAGAAGGTCATTAGAAGAAAGGAAGACCCTCCTTATAGAGATAGATCATAGAAGGAACTTTCATAATATAAGCATCCAACATTGCTTTAGTGGCAGCATCTCTAGTAGTAGGAAAGAAACTCTTTAAGTTCTTAAAAACTGTAGCAAGGCGCTCAGGATTAAGAGGACGATGAGTAGGGCCATGAGAAGGATAATCCGAATAACCAATCAACATTACAGGAAGATTTTGTTCATCTATATCTATCTTCACCTGCTCATAAGGTCTTTCAATAACAAAAGGAGTAATAGAATATACAATAGGTCTCATACCTTCTATGGCAAGACCTGCAGCCATACTAGTTATAGATTGTTCAGTTAATCCCAAATTAAAAAATCTATCAGGATACTTCTCCTTGAATGGTTCCATCTCCTGTTCCACATCACCAGTAAGAAGAACAATACGTTCATCCTTATCAGCAAGTTTCATTAATGTCTCACCAAATGCTAATCTCATGATAATTCCTCCCTTGCTTGTGATAACCAATCTCCACCCAACCAAGTGGAGTGCCACTTAGGTACATTCTCCATAAAGGAAACACCTTTACCTTTAATGGTATTAGCCACAATAAACAAAGGTTTATCCGACTTAACCGTCAGTGTCTTTATAAGATCCTCATTATGACCATCAATTTCTCTTACATCCCATCCACAATTATAAGCTGCACCTTGAAGAGGTTTGACAACTGGCATAATATCATTTACATATCCAGAACCTTGAATATTATTACTGTCAAGTATAACAACAAGATTATCTAATCCTAAATGACCTCCAATCAACAAGGACTCCCAAGTAGTCCCCTCCTGTGCTTCACCATCACCTATTAAAACATAAACCTTACCTGGATCTCCTTTCAACCTACGTGCCAAGGCTTGTCCAATAGCAGTAGGAAATCCATGACCCATACTACCTGCTGTACAATAGATACCATTCTCAGGTTCATAGTGAGGGTGACCCTCAAGAGTAGGATTAAATCCTAACTCCCTTAGAAGAACATAATATACCCAACAACCATGTCCTTTACTGAGAATGAATCTATCATCCTCACCCATAATCTCGTCAAAAAGATTAACTAAAATCTCAGCACAACTGAAACTACCACCATAATGATAACCACCATTAGCCAAACTAATGTCTATGGCATCTCTCCTTACTTGTTTTGATCTTTCACTTAACATGTTAGATGTCATTTATCCTCACCATAATTCTACCAGCGTTTCCTGATTTTAACAAATCAAATGCCTCATTAACCTCATCCAAGAAAAATGTATCAGTATGAAGTGTCTCATATTCCAATACCCCAGCAGAAGCAAGTTTTATATACCGAGGAATGTCTGTCTCAGGATTAGTTCTACCCCCTTGAGTAGCTCTAATTGACTTACCCATCCCATTAAACATGGATAACCCATTGGGAAGGTTTAAGGAAGCTCCTGGAGGTGGCTGACCAACCAAAATTAATCTACCAGTATCGGAAAGAGTTTCATATGCATCTGAAATAACTTCTGGGATACCGGTAGTATCAATAATCACATCTACTGGAGAAGGTAATTGAGTAACACTTTTATTATAAACATCTGCTCCCATGTCATGAATAAGATCACACAAACTCCCATTAATATCAATACCATAAATTCTCCCAGCACTTTTCATCTTTGCTGCTTGAATCAAATTAAGACCTACTCCACCACATCCAATAATAGCAACAGACTCACCAAACTTAAGATCACACTCATTATCAATAATGCCTAATGCTGTAGTAAGAGAACACCCCAACATTGCTGCCAATACACTAGGAGTATCATAAGGGATTTTAGTTATTCTATTTTCAGAGACAATAGAATACTCACTCAACGTAGTAACTTTACCACTAGATATTGTCTTTCCATCCAAAATATAATTAGGAAAATCAGATTCAATACCTGACCCAGGACGCCAATGCATTACCACTTTATCACCAACACCAACAGTAGTAACTCCTGGTCCTATCTCCTCTACAATACCACATCCCTCATGACCCATAAGGTGAGGAAGAAATTTAGCATTACCTTTATGTCCTTTGATCTCATGTAACTGAGCACCACAAAGTCCACTTACAACAACACTTACCAATACTTGCCCAACCTTAAGAGGAGTAAGTTCTACATCCCTAATGGCTAAAGGGGCATTAATCTCTTCAAGAATTGCTGCTTTCATTTCTCCTCCTTAAGACAATTTCATTGGTGTAATAACTCTTATTATTAATCAAATCTAGGATTTGATCTGCCACTTCTTCCACTTTCATTAGAGAATTGTAATTTCCTCTATCTTTAGTCATCCGAGTTTGCATAGCACCTGGATATACATCTAAAATTTCAATTCCAGTTCCCACTGCTTCAATTTGTAAAGACTTGGAAAACCCTTTCAATCCAAATTTAGAGGCACAGTATATAGTCTCTTGAGAAGAAGGAAACAATCCAGCATGGGAATTGATATTGATAATCATTCCCTTTTGTTTTTCAAGAAAATAATTATACACCCTCTTAATCATTTTAATTTGAGAAGTAAGATTGACAGTTATTATTCTGTCTATCTCTTCGTCACTGGTGTCCTTAAAAGGTCCACCCAAATACTGAGCAGCACTGTTAATGAATACATCAATATCGTTCTCTCTCAAATAAGTCTCTAACTTATGAGAGAAAGACCATTCAGTAATATCTCCGCAAAGATCTTCTAGTTCATTCCCACCAGTTCTATAGTGACAAAAAACCTTTTGAGAAGAAGAAAGTGCAGCTCCTAAACCAGATCCACACCCTGTTACTAATATATTCATTCTGTTATAATGTAGTTGACATGATCAGGAAAATGAAAGATACCCATCATCTGAGTTCTTCCACTATTATACACTGAAGGAGACGTAATGCAAAGTATATTAAGATCTTCTTTATATCTCTGTACAGCAGTGGCTAATACCATAGAACCACTATAAAAACAACAGATACCATGAGAGGAATACATCAAATCACAGTAATGGAAAATGGATTCTACTTCTATCTCTTCATCCGCATCAGGAACATATCTATTAACCTCACCAATATCTCCCTTAAAGTTAGTAACCAAAAATCTCTTCTCTGGATACATTCTCCTTATAGTTCTGTAAGTCTTCTCAACTTGCTCTACATCATATCCATATCCAGTGTTCTCTAGATTAATAGTAATGCAAGAGAGATCAACGAGAATGACATCCTCCAATCCTTCTATGGTCTTAGGTTCATAATATATTTTAGGTCTAGTATTGGTAGGTTCTAACCCATGAAGATATTCCCAATTACTAATCCAATTTCCTGTATGATTAATAACTGGATTAAACTCAGCAAGATCTCCTGCATTCCTTCCAACCTTAACACCCTTAACATAAGGATTAGCTCCCCATACTAAATCATAAATCTCTCTATTTCTAAAAGTAGTACCCTCAGAAATATATGTTTCTCTTCCTTTTTGTTTATGAAATTCTTCAGGAAGAGTAGAGAACTGTAAACTATCTCCCAACCCACCAAAGTAGGGACCTAAGATAACATCACTCATACTCGCCACACAATCTGGTATCCATCATGAAGTAATTCAGCATCAATGTTCTTCATATAGTTCTCAACAAACCCTGCTTTCCCACCTTTAGCAGTGGCAGTAAACCAATCAAAGTTAGGAGTATTAGCATGGTCATCAACCATTACTATAGTACCTTTCTTAAGATTTTTCTGGGCTGCACACAATTCCTTCATATGATGTAGCTGTGAAGGAATAGGATTTTCCGGATCAAAATCATAAGAGTCGAGATAAAGAAGATCCAACTTTGTCCTAGAAGAAAGATTATGTAAAAAAGAAACAGAATCCTCACAATAAACAGTAGTCCTATCGGATACCATAGCTTGAGCATGATTTACATTCTCTTGTTTAATATCCACTGAAATAACTTCACCATCATAGAAGTTAATAAAATCATCAAAGAGATATGTACTAGCACCATCATCACCAAGTGCTAACTGACCATGATCAGCTCTCATACATCCTGTTTCAAGAATGGTAAAATTTTTATCCTTCTTCTGCTCCAAAAGTTCAAAGACAAGCTCCAAAGAAGTTGCTCTATCCCTAACATACCCCTGAGGATTTGCGGGTTTTAGCAGTCTTGAAAAGAACTTACTACTAAATCTATCCAAATAAGTCATGGCAACTCCCTATTTTCAATGACTCTACGAGACTCAATGATATCATTATATCTATCATAGAAGATTCTACTATTCTTATGTTGTGATTGATAAGCCCACAAAGGAAGATCCCCTCCTGCTCTGGCTCCACTCCATTGAGGAGCTGATTCCATTCCTATGGGATAACATCCACAAACTTTATCCAGTTGAAGATATGCCCTAAACATAAGATCATGATCATCCATGTCACAAGGAGCAAATTTCTCATCCAAATAACCTATGGTGGCTAGATCATGTAAATTGATCATCAAAGGACCACGATTACATGATGATCTTACAGAAAATATATCCCTAGAAGCACCATGATCAGGTGAGGCATGATCAATATGTTCCCATATGTCACACCAACCGTTGATAGGTGCGTCTGGATGATGAAGATGATAACTGTTAGGATTAAGTCTCCAGTTATGAGCACACCTAGCAGTTACAGCAAAGACATCATTAAAAGCATCAAAAGGTTTTTGCATCCTCTGATTCCACCCATGTTCAGTAACAATTTGATCGTCCTGAACAACAATCACATACTCACCTTTGGATTCCTTGAAGGCTGCGTTGTTAGTTCTTAACTCAAAGATGTCTGGAAGAACAATAGATCTAACATTTCCTCCCAACCTAGAAACAATTTCCTCAGAATCGTCTGTGCATCCATCAAGCATACAAAGGAGTTCATAATCTCCTACTGTATTTCTAATGATCCCATCTAAAACTTTCTCTAAAAGGATCTCACCATTAGGCATTCTCCTTGCACCATTATGAATGGTTACAATGACACTATGCATATATCACATCCAAAACTCTAATGATCTGTTTCTTAGAACCAATAGTTATTCTAACACAATTCTCAAGATTGTCAAAAGAACTTCTATCCCTAATAAGAATTTTGTTCTTCTTCATCTTCCTCAACAACTTCTTTGAATCAGGTGTCTTTAGAAGAACAAAATTAGTAAAACTCTGAGGAGCAAAGTAACCGGATGGAAGATTGTTAACAAAAAATTCTTTAGAATCATTCATCTCCTCAATCCTATCGTTGAGATAATCTAAATCATCGAGTGCAGCAATCCCACACAACTGAGCTAATGAATTTACTGCCTTTCCATTTCTCATCTTTCTCAAACCCACTAAGAGATCTGGATGTCCCATAATATACCCCAACCTCAATGAAGCTAATCCAAAAGCTTTAGAAAAAGTCCTAGTTACAATCAAATTCTTATGAGAAATTACCAACTGAGCACAACTTTCTTTTGCAAATTCATAATATGCCTCATCAACTACAAACAATACATGAGGAAAAGAGGATACTAATACTTCAATAGACTCCTGGCTTATCATATTACCTGTTGGATTATTTGGATTAACCAGATAGACTACATCAGCATTTTCACAATGACCAAAATGATATTCATGTTTCCCTAAAGGATCAACTATATTAACCTTCTTATAATGTTCGGTATTAGTAGTAATAAAAGTATTAACTTGGGTATAAGATGGTTGGTAAGATAGTACTGTAGTACTATTATCAACAAAAGCAGTGAAAATATCTTTTAATGCATCATCAGATCCATTGTAAACCTCTATAAAGTCCTTGGGTAATGAAACATACTCCGCTAATTTATCTTTTAAATGATCAGCTGTTATATCAGGGTATCTTTCATACTTATAAAAAGTTTTAATAGTATCAAATACCTTATTGGTGGGAGGAAATTCTGATTCATTCCAATCAAAACATTCCCAATCAGAAGAAAGATCAGCTCTCCCTCCTACTTCATAAATCTGTAAGTTATCGATCCCTTCTCTTACCCTAATCGTCACTACTAAAAACCCCCCAGAAATCTACTAAAGATTTTTGTATATTAAGAGAAGCGTATTGTTTCTCTGGATGCATAATAACAACTATCTCAGATTTATCTACACACTCTTGTGCCTTATGACACTTTGTTATCCTATCACCCAATCCATTCAAGTTATTATAAGTCTCCTCAATATCATCATAGGTATAAACTTCTCTTCCTTGTTTAAGAAGATCTTCTATCAATCTAACAGAAGGAGACCCAACCGTAACTGGAGAATTAGGTTTAAATGAAACACCTATTATCCCTACCTTTGAATAACTTCCACACTTACCCAAAATATCTTGATAGAGATTTTCATTTACTTCATTAGAAAACATTAGATGTTTTGCTTTCTTCCCTCTATTCTCAGCAAACTTTATAAAAGCAGATGTGTCTCTAGGGAAACAGGTTCCACCAAAAGGAGTTCCATACCCAAAGAAATAAGGAGATATTCTCTTATCAATTCCAATAGTCTTGGTGATATTGTGAACATCCACATTATCCATACCATCACAAAGTTGCCCTAAGAAATTAGCGAAAGTAATCTTATTAACGATATAAGCATTCAATGAAACCTTTGCTACCTCTGCTTCCTCCAAAGTTAAAATCTTTGTAGGTGGTTCATTATCATGGAACCTATACCAAATTGAATTTGTCTTAGCAGCGTCTTCCCAATTATTAGCACCAATCAAAAAGAATTCTGGATTTCTAAAATCATTAATTACATTTCCAAGTCTCACAAAATCAGGGACATATGTAAGACCAAATCCCTCTCCAAAAGTTCTCCCAGAAATTTTCTCTACCAACTTAATTAATTTTGCAATAGTCCCTGGAAGAACAGTAGAAGACAAAACAATAAGATGATAAACCTTTTCACTCCTCTTAAGATTAACAGCCAAATCTGTTAATGCCGACTCTACAAACTCTGCAGAGTATCCGGTATCTCCTAACTGAGTATTAACTAGAATAATAGAAGCATCTGTTTCCTCAACTGCTCTTTGATACGAATCTGTAAAACCTATGAGATTGGTATGAGGAAAGATTTCTGTCAATCCTGGTTCATAAAAAGGAAGTTCGTTATTACTTAGGGTTTCTAATATATGTTCATTCTTATCTACACCCAACACCCTATTACCCGATCTTGCTAAACAACAAGCCAGGGGAAGACCTAATTTTCCAAGACCAATAAAACTAATATTCATAATCAAACCATGTTATTAATAATACATTTAAATTTATTAGTACCTACATCTCTTTTAATCTCATCCACCCTCCTAATAACATAATTCATCTCTCCCAATCTTGCTCTCAACCCTTCTACTATTTCCCCCCTAATATCTTCTTGATCTCGAGGATTTTGAGTATAATTAAATTGAATATCTTTAGAAGATGTTTGAGTGATTTGGAACATCTTAATGGCTGGCATCTTCTTATCAATCCAACTATAGAAGTTAACACCTGGTAATCTAGATCCATCAGCAGAGACTAAAATATCACTAATTCTTCCAACTACTTCTTTAACTTTTCCATCCTTAATAATAAAATTATCGTCAGTCTTATAACGTAATAAAGGCATATAATAATTAATAAATCCTGTAGCAATTAAGCTATGTGTTCCATCTCCCATATCCTCAAATTCATTTACCCCATACTCGAGATTTTGAATCATATCAGTCGATTCTTCAGTCTGGTGCATAAAAGAAACCTTTTCCATCTGCCCATAATGTCCACAAGGAATTATATGGAATACATCTTTTATCTTATCATACCACTTTCTGGTCAATACTTCGGAAGTAGTATGAATTTTTTTAAGATAATAAGGGAATCCACCTTTTTCTTCACATAAACATGCAAAAATATAAGCAGCAGAAGGATAAGTACACATAGTGCGATATTGACCATCATTAAGCTTCTTAAGATAAGATTCTAAAGTGTGTACATTAAGATGATAAGCAGACATGTAAAGACGCTTCAACTCTTCATCATAATACCACAAAGGAGATTCAGGATTAGGTGGAACATATCTCCTCAACCATACAGTAGGAGTATCATACTGATCTGCTCCCTGTTGAATGTATGATCTCATACCAAAAGCTGCTTCTCTTTTAAAGGTATCATCATCTACAAAGAAAGTAAGCTTCTCTCCTGTAGATCCACTAGTAGAAATACTATATTGATGCTTATCTCTATAGTTTCTTGCCACCAAATTCTCACGATGCTCATTAATCAATCCTTTAGTAAGCACTGGAAAATTCTTCAGATCTTCTATCTCTCTAAAGTCTTGTGGGGTCCAATTATTTTTCTTAAAAATCTCCTCATAATAAGGAACCTGAGTATAACAATGATGTAATAATTTTCTTAACTGACACCACTGATAATCTTTTAATTTCTCCTCATCCCAATGCTGAGATTTCAATAAGAAGTCAAGAGTCTGGCCATAGACCTTTCCATACCTATACCGAAAAGGAACATACTTATAATAAGCCTTCTTTACCCAATCAGGAGACTCTTTTATTTTTTTATTAATTCTTCCCATTGAAAAAATCCTCACTGTTTATAGCTTTATCATCAATATAATAATCAGCTGCAAATTTAACTCCTGTTCTTAATTGATGAAACTTAAGTCCCCAAGAACGAAGTTGATCAAAAGTTTTCTCATAATGATTGAATTTAGAACTACATCCTCTTGCTGTCTCTATAACAATAGTATGACCCTCCTCCCATAATTTATTAACCTTATCAATTCTATCTTGATAGGGAGTAGCTTCATAGTACCACCACCTAGCTTCATCATCTCTCTCAGTATTACAGAGAGTATGATCTAAGTCAAAGACATATTTCATTCTTCCTCTTCCTCTGGGGGATCTGGTAGATAAGGCACCGTATTTTTAATCTCCATCATATAGGTATCAATAGGACGAAGTACTCTAGTTGTACCTCTTTCCTGTCTCTGATACCAGAAGTCAGCATTACATTCAATCCAAGCCCTGATATCTTGTCCTACTGCTCCTAACCCATCACGAATGGCCAGGTTAGTAAGGATACTTTGATCATGTCTACATCCCTTAAAGTTAGGAAGTTCTTCCTGCTCAGAGAAACTACTATCTTCTCCATTTACTCTTTCATCTAAACACCACTTCAACCATTCACTTAAAACTTCCTTTGATTTATCACTTACTTTCCAGAAACTAAATCCAGCTTCTAATTGAGGGCTATCCCAATAGTCTTCCTCATCACATTCCATATACACAAAACAATCTCTTTTGGTATACTCACCATTAGAAGGTCCACCTATAGGAAGAAGACAAAAATCATCTTCTATCATGTCATCAACAAATTGAAAAATCTCAGGGTGAAAGATATCCTTAGTATCAAGATACATTATCATATCCCCATCCTCAAGACCCTCCATAGCCTTTAAAATGAAATAAGGTTTCCAAGCAAACCAACCACGATTATTCTCTTCAGAGAACCATTTCTCATTCTCCTTATAAACATCTGATCCATATAGATCATCATCACCAAAAGAAATAGAATTAACCTCAGATTTCTGTGATAATTCTTCTAAAAACTTTTGTCCTATTTTAAAATCTTCATTGCCAAAAGCAACTGTTACTACATTCCAAGTCATTTGATGCGTCCCTCCGGTCCCCACTTGTAAGTTCCATTTGCAAACTGTTTACCATTTCTATGGAAAAGCATGTTCCACTTTATATGGCTTCCTGCTCCCCAATCCATTTTACCAGCCCCATACTCTCCATCAACGGATTCTTTGGCTGTGACTGTTACTAGACCATGCTTTACTTGCATATTACTTATAACGCTTTGGTCATGTCGATGATCCTTAAACTCAGGAAGATTAGGTAATCCACATTGATTAGGAATGTCTGTGACAATTCTTTCATCAGTACAGTATTTAATATACTCATTTAATAAGTGTACACTACTTTCTGTTTTTTTCCAAGCCATGAATCCACCTTCAACCTGAGGTGCATCCCAATACCTTTCTTCATCACATCCCATATAATAAAAACAATCTCTCTTAGTATAAGCCCTATTAAGATTTTGAGGATATTGTTCTAAAAGGTAATGATCAAATCCATGCATAAATTTCCACACCTTATCTCTCAAACCATACCAAGGAATATCTCCACAGTCCATATAGACTACAATATCACCCTCATTAATCTCCTCAAAAGCAGTAAGGATAATATAAGGTTTCCAGATAGTATATCCAGCCAAACGATCCTTATCTAAGATACGTCTATTGTCTTTATAAAAATCCTTAGTAACCAACCATTCCCTAGTATAAGGAATACATCCTTGAAACTCATCTTTTAATTCTGTACGGACATGATGAATCAATTGGTTCTGATTCCTGCGATAATTTGCATCAGAATAATTAATGTAGATAACTTTAGTACTATCTTTTACTCTTAGGGCCATATTATGAATAAGGAATTACTTTCCAGTGTGGGGGATACAAATCTTCAATAGATTTGTCAGCATTATTAGGACCAAACCATTTCTGAGGACAGATAACAGTTCCTCTATCAGCTAACCATGCTCCCCACCAAGAGAAAGTAGAAGCAGGAATAATAAAATCACTACACTGAGACATCAAATAAAGGTCATGGTAGGGTCCATTACCCTCAGATACAATAAACCTATCATCAGCAAATAAAGAATGATCCAGACACCACGCAGGGTCATCTGAGAAGATAACAACTTGTCTATCTGGAAATTCAGAAAGAGCCTTTTCATAATAATTCATAGAAACATTATGATGATTACCATAGTTAATAAGGAAATCACCTCGACGGACATGAAGAGAAACAGGATTATCTAATACATCTACAATACCCTCACACTCTTCAACCACCTCCTTCTTAGGAGCAAAAACTTTCTTTATCTTCTCCTTAATGTGAAGAAAATATTTTTCCGATTGCCAGTATCCAACTAAACAAGTATCTACATTAGGATCTATATCAAAAACTCCACCATCATAATGATAATGTTTCTCTTGATAAGTATCTCCTTTGATATACCCGAGATGATCTGGTTCCAAATCAAATGCATCAAACAATTCTATTCTTAAAGTATTGCCTAATACATCTACTATAGCTTCTTTATGATTGGGTATACAAACACCCACCCCCAACTTATCTGCCACTCCCAATAGAGCAGCATATTGGAACATTTGGTTCCCCAACTGTCCCATCTTTCCCAGATAATTAAGTCCTATCATTTCCTATACTTCTTCAAGTATTTTTGTTCCTTATAATATTCTCTTAGTTGATCTGTAGTTAAAGTTTGAATAGAATTCCAAAGAGCAATATTAGATTGCATATGAGGATTAGCGTTAAAAGAAACTGGCCAGGAATTTGCTCCACGACTATGTTCCAAATGATAAACCCAATCCACTACTCTCTGAATATTATAACCCAACTTCATGTATCTGTATATACGTTCTTTATCTTCTGGTGATGATCCTTGGAATCCTTCATTCTCCATCCCTCCTTCTCTATAAGAAGAAGTCTTAAAGAACTGAACATGTCCACTCTCAGCATTATCAGGTTCCCATTTCTTTTCTAAGATAGAAAAATTACAATCATTAGAAAGGAATTCAGAAACAGTCTCATCATTACAATATATTCTCTTCTGCCACACACCCTGACCAAAAGGATAAACCAAATCAGTATCACCTAAACACATCTCTTGTGCTTTAAGGTAAGTCTGGATGGGGAGTAATACATCACCATCATAGTTAGAGACAACATCAGTCTCTACCATATCAAGCATCTCATTAAGATATCTCATCCTATAGAATACATGATCATCAGGATCTGATTCCTCAAATACATGAGTTAAGTTCTTAATGTCATCACCCACATACTCAGAGATCTGAGGTAGAGCTTTCTCCGTAAAGACAGAAGTTCTGTCCACCTCTTTAAGAATTACCCTAGTATCAAAATTCTCTAAAAGAAAACAGCAAACTGTAATGACATTTCTCAACCTGTCATCAGATTCTATCCTGATAGGAATAATAAAAGTTGTGTCTTTAAGATTATTTTTCATCGATTTTTATCCAAGTTTCGGGAATGAGATCAGAATCATCTACATGTGATAAGTTAGGACCATACCAATTAGAAGGGGCTATTATCTTCTTGTCCTTACTAGACTGCAACCAAGCACCCCACCAGCTAAAGGAACTATTAGCAATAATACCACCATTACATAAAGACATCAAGCACATATCAACAAAAGGAAGCCTTGACTTTCTCATGTGACCATCAGCATCTCTGTGATCATGATCATAAGTTTCCACATCATCAGAGATAAGAAATCTATCATCAAGAAATAACTCTTGATTAGAACACCACTCAGGATCATCGGAACAAATAAGAACATAAGTATCCTCATCAAAATGTTTTAACGCTTCCTTGTAATAATCAAGACTTAGAAGAGGATGACTTGCCTGTAAGTTAACATAATCAGTACGTCTTACATGAAGAAAAATAATCTTTTCATATTCTGAAATAAACTCTTCACATGGTTTTAAAATCCCATCAATGAATTGATAGTCTTCACGTAACTCATCCTCAATATGTTTAAAATACTTTTCTGTTTGAAGATATCCATCAAGGTTTACATTATCAGGACAATTATCAAACAGATCCTGATCAAAAGCCTGAGAAGATTCTGTAATAGTTTGGGTATCAGGGTTCAATGCTCTCAAACCCTCCAAACTTAACATAGCATTAGGACTCACATTCTTATTAACAAACCCCTTATTTTTCTCAGTCATACTTCCCATCTTAAAGGGAAAAAGAATACCATAGTTGGCAAAGTTATGATGATCCTCAGGAGGAATCACCCAATCATATCCTCTATGAGCAGCAATTCCTCTTAATCCTGAGAATTGAAAGAGTTGATTTGCAAATCTTCCATTAGATCCAAGTCTATCATATCCAATCATGAGTTATCCTGCAAAATAATTTGTTCCACAATCCAATCATATGTCTGACGAATACCTTCTTCTAAAGATTGTTGATAGTCCCAACCAAGTTTCTCCCTAATAAGATCATTATTAGAATTCCTTCCACGAACTCCTTGAGGAGTATTCATTTGATAAACTTTTCTCACTACCTTACCAGCAACCTTAGCTGCGGTATCAACCAACTCATTGATAGATACCATTTGCTCAGATCCAATATTAACTGGACCCATAAAATCAGAATCCATTAACCTTCTAGTTGCTTCAATGCATTCCTCAATGAACAAGAAGGAACGAGTCTGTAAGCCATCTCCCCACACCTCGATGGATCCACCTGACTCCGGGACTCTAGCGACCTTACGGCAGATTGCAGCTGGAGCCTTCTCTCTTCCACCGTCCCAGGTCCCTTCTGGTCCAAAGATATTGTGATAACGGGCAATCCTAACAGGAATGCCATAGTTACGATTGTAAGCCATGTACAATCTCTCTGAAAAAAGCTTCTCCCATCCATATTCGGAATCTGGTGCAGCTGGGTATGCGGTATCTTCACGGCAATCTGGGTTCTCAGGGTCTAATTGATTATGTTCTGGATAAATGCACGCAGAACTAGAATAGAATATCTTAGGTTGTTTCTTAGCATGATGTTCAAATTCATAAGCATCCAATGTTTCATTTAATTTACGTACTGATTCAAGTACATTTAAATTAATAGTAGCAGAATTGTGCATCACATCTGCATCATGATCACCAGTGAAAATATATCCTGCTCCACCCATATCAGCAGCAAACTGATAGATCTCATCAAACGCATGCCAATATTTGGAAGGTGCTTTCTTATAGAAATTCTTAGTAGATCCAGTATAGCATACCACCTTATCCACAAAAAGAGGATCTGTAAGATCTCCTTGGACAAACTCATTGGCCTCACTAGAAGAGTACTCAGGTTCTTTTATATCTACACCACGTACCCAATAACCTTCACTTCTCAACCTCTTAACCATATGGCTTCCAATGAAGCCACCAGCACCAAGGACAAGTGCCTTCTTTTTATATTGCGCCATAAAACATTCAATAATATGCTTTAGTATATATTATACTGCCTTTACAACGTTTTGTCTATACCATTCATAAGTCTTTTCAATACCTTCTTTTAAATTTGTTTTTGGTTTCCAACCCAACTCCTTAATCCTATCCACATTTAAAAGCTTCCTAGGCGGACCATTAGGTTTACTAGTGTCCCAATTAATATGACGGTTATAACCAACAACGCTAGCCACATTTTCTGCAAGTTCTTTAATAGTTAAATCTTCTCCTGTTCCCACATTAATATGGTCATCAGAATCATATTTCTGCATACAAATATAACACGCTTCAGCCAAATCATCAACATATAAAAATTCTCTCTTAGCAGAACCGTCACCCCACAACTTGACTTCCCAATAGTCACTGTGATTCAACGCCTCATGAAACTTACTAATCAATGCAGGAAGAACATGAGAATTATTATGATCAAAATTATCACCAGGACCATAAAGATTAGTAGGCATTAATGAGATAGCATTAAACCCATATTGTTTACGATAAGCCTGGCACATTTTAATTCCAGCAATCTTAGCAATTGCATATGCCTCATTAGTAGGATCTAAAGGACCACTCATCAACTGATCCTCTGTCATAGGTTGATTGGCTAACCTAGGATAAATGCAAGAAGATCCTAAGAAAACTAATTTCTTAACCCCATTCCTATAAGCTGCATCAATTACATTGGTTTGAATTTGTAAATTATCCGATATAAACTCAGCTGGGTAGGTACTATTAGCATGAATACCACCTACCTTAGCAGCAGCTAAAAAAACATATTCAGGTTTAGCTTGTTCAAAGTAAGCGTCTACCTCAACTCTATTTCTTAAATCACAATTCTGTCTTCTGACCCAATAAATGTTATTATGATGTTTAGAGTCCAGATATCTTACAATTGCAGATCCTACCAGACCTTTAGAACCTGCTACAAATATTTTACTATCAGTGTCCATAATAAAAGAATTTCAAATGATTAGGTGAGGAGACTCTGTTTCCTCAAGTTTTGAACAATAGCGTTAAAATTAACCTCCAACTGATTTAAATCAGCCTTTAGTTGCTCAATATCACCACCACCACTACTGGTATGAGAATGAGATTCACAAGTCTTCTTACACTCAGCTAATCCTTTTTCTAATGCTTGAAGTCTTCCTTCAACTTCCACATCATACTTAGACATGGATGCTCCACTTGCAGATTTTCCTGCTGTTCCTTTGAATGCCATTTTTTATAATTAAACTCCAAGTTATTTATTTATCCACAACAAACCAAAATGCTAAGGTATGCCTTATACCACTATTAACATTAGTAACATAATGACGATATTGAGAATTAGAAAAAATAATCATCTTTCCTACTTCTGGTTTAACTTCCAAATGATCAAAACAAGTATGTCCTCCTGAAAAATCATCATTAAGATAAACCATTGCTGCAAAAACATCATTACTAGGATCAAAATGAGGCTTCATAGAAGAAGCAATAGGCCACCTAACAATCTGCAAGGTATCTAAAACTATATCACTATCAAAACTTTTACATATGTTAGATACTCTATCAACAACATCACTGAATATTTTATCTTTTTTATAGGTTGATAATGTATTTAAAATAAAAGTAGAATTGCCATTATAATATTCAATACTAGATTTATGTTTTACATAATACTCTATAAAATGTTGACATTCTTCCTTCGTTAAAAATCCATCTTCAATATGGATAATCCTCTTCATCCT